ACCTGGAGGGCCAGCCTCACCCTGCGGACCCTGCGGACCCGGCACCGACGTCGGGGTGGAGGACGGTGCCGGGCGGTCCGATGATACGGGCTGCGTGTCGGCTCGGGCTGCTGCGATCGTCCCGACGAAGGCCACTATCATCAGGATGCCAGCGAGGCCATAGCCGATGATCGGGTTGCCGTAGACGCGTCGCATCATAGAGGCGGGTCATCTTCTTTCTTGTCCGCCAGCGTACTTCCGGTCTTGCCCGCCAGGAAGCCGGCGATCAGACCGATCAGGGTGTTGATGATCCCCGTGATGCTCTGTAGACCATCGGTGGTGTCGCTCTGTGGTTTGACGATTTCCACGATCACGATTGTCACTCCACTCGCCATGATGGAGATGCAGACGGTAGCCGTCACCATCAGTACCAGCAGGTCTCCCGTGCTGCGATCCCGAAGTCTTTGCACGGGGTCCTCCTTACGGTGCTGTCGGATCCTCTGGCTGAGGCAACGACCCTGCGATCTCCTGCCGCTTCTGCTGCTCTTCCCGCTGATGCCCAGCCCTCAACTGGTTCAACTCGGCCTCTTCCACGTAAGCGTTCACGTTGCGCCTCAGCCACTCCTTGTACCGAGCAGCCGCCTCCGCCTGAGTCATGTTGGGACCGAACGCGGCCATGATCCGATCAGCCGCTGCCTGCGGAACGGTGAGCGTAGGAAGTTGCGGCATGGTTCTCCTTACGTTGGGATCTCGTAGACTTCGAAGATCGTTGGGCGGTTCACGTTGTTTCCCAGCGTGAGAGTGCCGGTGCCGCTGGTCAGCGTCACCACGAAGTTTACCAGCGTATCGGGGCCAGTCCAGTCCAGCACGCCGAAGTCGTGGTACGTCTCAGACCGGACAGCGCGCCAGTCCTTCTGCCCCTCAGTGAAGACGGTGCCACCGGCCATCACCAGCCCAGCGCCGTACTTGAAGTCGAGAGTCCCGTAGGTCGCCGCCACGGACGGCAGGCCCCACGCCCGCCAGTCGCACTTGTAGGACATCCCGTTTCGCAGGGTCACGCCGTTCACATTCCCCACCGCGAACTCGGCACCGACCGCCGCGGACAGACTGCCGGTGTTCTTGTACCGGCCCAGCAGAATCGGCACCCGGCTGATCAGCAGTCCGTTCGCACCACCGGACAGCGGACCCATCCTCCAGATACCGTTGCCCTGGAGATTCCAGACCGGGCTGTTGACGCCATCCTCAGCAGCGCTCCGCACCTTGCCCGAGGTCACCGGACCCCACGACGTGACCAGCGGAGGACTGCCGCCCGTGGTCGGCAGTGTGTCTCGCAGTACCGTGATCTGGTTCTTGTACGCGCCGGTGAACGGCGGCACCCGTTTGAAGTCGGTGTGAGCCGGGGTCGACCCGCGAGCAACGTAGAAGGTCAGAGAGTCCGGGTCGTTGATGTCGTTCGGGTCATCGGGGATCGGGACCGTGGAGGTCAGTCTCAGCCAGGAGCGCTTGACCAGAGCGGTGCTGGTGGAGATGTTGGACTTCGCCGTCTCGTACGTGGCGTAGTCACCGACGTCCCCGCCAGTGTCCGAGTCGTTGTTCAACCTCCAGGTCTGGACTGCCTTGACGGGGTTCGTGGCGAGGTCTGTGTCCTTGATCTGGGAGAAGTCGTAGACCACCGCAGCGTCTCGGTAACTGAACCTAGTTCCATCCCAGAGCAGGCTCTGCGGCTGGGAGGGCATGGTGAACTCGTTCGCGGCGACCCGGACCCCGCCCGTCGTGAAGCAGTAGACCTGACCCAGACCAGTGGTGGCGATCCACCAGAGCAACGCCCCACCGATGTCCGCGGGAGTGCCTACGATCCCGGACCCGTTTCGGTCGGCAACCAATCGGTTCGTCTTTGAGGCCTCGTTCCACAGAGCGGTCGTGCCGAGGTTCGCGCCGGTCGTGGGGTTGAACTCTGTGACCCCCCACCCTTGAGTACCGTTCTGGAAGACCAGGATGTTCGTGCCGTCAGTGCCGATCGTGGGCACCCAATCGGAGTTCCCGCCGTAGTTAGACGACGGCTCGAACAGCCACCGAGTCACGTACTGGAACCGAGTGGCTCCGCCCACCCAATGCCACTGATAGCGATACCATCTCTTCTTGCTGGTCCCCGGCACCTTCTCCGTGGTCTGGCACAGAGTGTAGACCTCGGTGCCGAGCACCGTGATTCCACCCATCGCGGACTGGATCTCCGGGCGCACCGCCTCCATATCGAAGGTCGCCAGTCCGTGGTCGTAGGCCCCGGTCCCGACGTTCTTGACGAGTTTGGTGATCGTGCCGCCGTACACCGTCTCAGTGGTCAGGTAGGAGGTGGCGTCCTCGGCAGGGAAGGCCACCAGCCCGCGCGTGTCGTAGCCCACCGGGATCGAGTGCTTGAGGTACTCGCTGGTGATCTGCGGCCCGCTGGAGGGAGGCGTGATACCCGCCTGCACCACCATCGAGGCTCCGGTCGCGATCTCGTTCGTGGTACCGGCCATCTTGAAGTTGCCGGAGATGTTCAGAGCCGAAGCGGTCAACTCGCCCTTGAGCACCATCCCGGAGCCGTCAGCCGGAATCGTGGAGTCGCCTATCGGCCCTGAGACCTTGATCCCGTTGTCGGGGTTGATCGTGATGCCGACGCCCACCGCCAGCGAACCAGCCACGACGACCGTCGCGTCCAACTTCCCGGTGTTGATCATGCTGGCATCGATCGCATCCGAGTGGATGTGCCGAGCCTCGATCTGGTCGGCACCGATCGCGTCTGCGCGAACCGATCCGTCGATGATCATGTCGCCGGTGACCAGCACCGTAGCGAAGATCCGTAGCCCGATCCCGCTGCTGTTCGCGAACAGGATGAAGTCGTCGACCCCCATCACCGGCTGCGGATCGGACTGCTCGATGAACGGAGCACCGAGGTTCCAGCGGTAGATCACCCAACTGTTCGCGGTGCTGCCTGCTGGCACCGAGAGCACGACGTCCTTGTGCTTGAGCGTGAACGCGGGCCACGCGATCGACCCACCGACCGGAGAGTTGTTGGTCAGCGTCGGGATCGGCGTCATCTCGTAGAGGATGCCGAGCGTGGTGTTCAGGCCCGAGATCTGGCCGACGCTCAGGGAGTTCGCTGCGATCCGCTGCGCGTTCAGGTAGCCGGTGTTGATCTTCGCCGCGTCGAGGGTGGCGATCGTGGCATTGGTGAGTTGCTGCTCCACCCACGTATTGCCCGAGGTGACACCTGTCCCCACCGTGCAGAGGTACTGACCGACGATCGTGTTCAGGGGGCCGGTCACCCACCAGACATCGCCCGGGATGCCTGGAGAGGTGGCGTTGGGAACAGACGACCCGTAGTTGATCCGGTTCTTACCGTTGGCCGAAGTCTGCGCGGACTGCGCTAGTATCAGCGCGTCGTCGCCGGCAGTGACCTCGGCGAAGGAGACGTTCGAGAACGCCTGCTGGTTCGGCGCGGTGATCGGCGCATATCCGGTCAGCATGACGATCTTGATCCGCGCAGTCATGGCTGGGAACTTGGCTGTCGCTGCGCTCGGGGTCCCTCCCGGATGCACGCCCTTCTGCGTCCGGTATGCGTAGTGCGTCCAGGTCAGCGGAGCGGGAGCGCTGCTCGACCCGAAGTACATGTAGTTGGAGCCCTGGAATCCGTTCGAGATGGCCGTCCCCGCTGGGATCGCCGCGCCCGCCCACGGTGCGCGGAGCGTGATCACGTTGCCGCTGATCCCACCGCTGGCGTAGGCATCTGAGGTCCAGTTTCGGGAATAGACGTTTGGGTCCCACTTCTTCCCACCCGGATCCACGTAGTCCCAGATGATGATGGAGCGCTGCCAAGTGTTCGCCGCCGCTCCGTTGTACCAGTTCGCCGAGGAAGCGAGTGTGACGGTGGTGTCCCCCGGATTCAGTGGGGCTGCAAGAGTGGTTTGAGTCCCCGTCTGTGCGCCGTACATGTACGGCTGAATCAGTAGTCCGTAGGCGTCGTAAGGAGCGACCCCGGCGTAGAAGTTCGCCTGTCCGGTCACTTGCCGGAAGTCGAACGCGAGCTCGTAGGTCTTGTTCGGGTCGACCGGGATCAACTCGTCGGTGAACCGAGCGCCTGTGCTAGACGTAGGTATGAAAGACCCTGATGCGCCGGTCGGAGCATCGGCGGACGTGAAGGTGCAGGACGAGAAGTTCTGGTTCGTCCCCAACGAACCAGAGCCGTTCGTCACCAGATTGTAAGACCGGGACTGCACGTAGTTCTGCATATCTGTCGCGGATTGCGCGATCGCGGCTGGCGTGTTGTACGCCGTGACCTCTTCTGCCGTCGCCGCACGAACCGAGAACTGGTCGAAGATGATGTCCTTCGCTGTGACGTTCCCGGCCTCAATCAGTGAATAGCCACCGCAGAGATACGGGTCAATCCGGACGAAGGCTCCGGACAGCGTGGGCCGCTGGATCGTCTTGGTGTACCGATACCACTTGCCTAGATCCGGAGTCACACCGGCTGCGAACCCTGCTGTGAGCGGGACGTAGACCGTCTTGTACGACACGTCCTGGATCCAGCGGATCATCGCGCCCGCGTTGTTCAAGGTCCCCGAGACCAACATGAAGTCGAAGGTCAGGGTGATGTACTCGAGGTTCGGCAGCGTCGACCAGACACCACCGACCCCGGAAGCGAGGTAGACCTGCTGCACCGCAGCGACATTCATCCGCACCGCGTTCGGCGGTGTCCGGACCAGCGTCGTCTCCTTGGTCAACGCCCCAGAAGCAGGCGTCATAGAGGTCCATCCGTCAGGACGGGTGGACGCCCAAGCGTTGAAGATTGGGTTCGCACCCAGCGAGTCCTGGAGCAGGGCCGAGTTCGCCGTGGACTGAGCAGCGGCGGAATCGGTCAGCGCCTTGGTCGAGTCAGTGACCGCCTTGGCGAGATCGGGGATGTCGGTCTGGGTCCAGACTCGCAACTGGCCGGACACCTGAGCCGAGGCCGGGGCCGAGCCGATGTTGTTCGACTCGACCACCCGGAAGTAGTAGGTGGTCCCGCGGACGAAGGCCGCCCCACCGTTCTGCGCGGTGATCAGCACGTTCTGGTTCCGGGTGCCGGACAGGACAACCGTCGCCGGACCGGGCGTGAAGTTGGAGACGGTGGAGACGTGATAGGCCAGCGTGGAGTAGATGTCAATCGGCCCGGTCTGGATCACGAAGCCGTTGTCCTGAGGCGTGATCGCCAGAGCCGGCGATGCAGGAGGAGCGACCGTGGCACCGGGCAGCCCGGGAGGACCGGGCGGTCCCTGGATCAACGACCACTCGTAGTCCGTGGGAACAGTCGACTCAGCCGCCGTCGTCTTGTTGTACGCGAAGCCGATGTAGGCGTTGTTCCCCGGCGTGTCCGTGATCTGCCCAGAGGTGGGGTTTCCGTTGGGCGCGTACTTGATCCAGGTGTACGTCGGCTGTCCGTTCGGACCGACAGGCCCTTGAATGCCCGTGTTCCCCTGCGGACCTTGGATCAGCGACCACTGGTAGTCCGTGTAGATCGAAGACTCAGTGGAGGAAGTCTTGTTGTACGCGACTCCCATGTAGGTCTTGCCCGCAGGCAGATCGTTCATCCCGCTGGTCGGGGAGTCGGCGTACTTGAGCCATGTGTAGAGAGACTGACCATCGGCCCCCTTCGGGCCTTGGATGCCCTGACTTCCCTGCGGCCCCTGGATGAGCGACCACTCGTAGTCTGTCGGGATGATCGACTCGGCAGCCGTCGTCTTGTTGTACGCGATGCCGATGTAGGGGAGAGTGCCCGGCGTGTCAGAGATCTGCACCGACGTGGGGTTTCCGTTAGGCGCGTACTTGATCCACGTGTAGGTCGGCTGTCCGTTGGGACCTGCCGGTCCTTGGATTCCGGTGTTCCCCTGCGGCCCCTGGATCAACGACCAGGAGTAGTCGGTGTAGACCGTGGATTCGTTGATCGAGGTCTTGTTGTACGCGACTCCCATGTAGGTCTTGCCGACAGGGGAGTCGCTCATGCCGGTCGTGGGGGAATCGGCGTACTTGAGCCATGTGTAGAGCGACTCTCCGTTGGCACCGGCAGGGCCGGGAATGCCCTGACCTCCCTGGACCCCCTGCGGCCCCGTCGGTCCTACCGGCCCTTGCGGACCCTGGATCAACGACCACTCGTAGTCCGACCAGAGGTTGCTCTCGACGTTCGAGGTTTGATTGTACTTCATCCCGAGGTACTTCGAGGTCGCCGTCGGCACGTCGGAGAAGCCCGCGCCCGTCGCGTTGTCGGCGTACTTCGTCCACGTGTAGCGCGGCGTCCCGTCGGTGCCTGGAGTACCCGGTGTTCCGGTCGTGCCCTGACGGCTCACCGACCACGAGAACAACTTGTTGAAGGTGAAGCCGTCCACGACGACCGGGATCGTCAGCACGCCGTTCATCGCGACCAGCGCCGTCGTCACCGTGACGGTCACCGTCGGCGTGCCCGGAGAGCCGGTCACCGCTGTCGTCATTCCGGTGGGAGCGCCGGTGATCGCCGCGTTGCTGATGCTCGCGTTGGTCGGGATCGCGCCCTTCAGCGCGGTGACCAGAGTTGTCGTGCTGCCCGCCAGCGCGGCGTTCGGCGATCCGGCGAAGGTGTGCGCCTCGTTGCTCAGCACGAGCGTGTAGGCGTCCACACCGGGCGGTCCCTGCGGTCCGGGGGCACCACCCGCGCCCTCCACCACGCGAGACACAGTGAGGCTGTCAGAGATGCCGCCCGCGCCGTTGGTCATCCGCACGGTGATCGTCTTGGCGACCATCGTGCCACCAGTGATCGTCACGACGTTTCCTGCTCGAGAAGCGCCGGTCGGAGGAATGGTCGAGAACCCCGCGCCGTCGCTGGAGTACTCCCAAGCCACGATCGTGGTGTTCGTCGCGACGCCCGTCACCACTGCTGTCGCCGGCGTCGTCGCGCCACCGCCCGAGGGCTGAGTGAGCACCTGCGTCGTCGCGGACAGGTCGATCACACCCGCCGGAGGGCCGGGGTCGCCCTGCACCTTCGACCACTGATAGTCGGTGTAGACGCTCGACTCGGTGGGGTCGTAGTGATTGTACGACAGACCCATGTACGCCTTGCCGAGTGGATCGTCGCTCATCCCACTCGTAGGCGAGTCGGCGTACTTGACCCATGTGTACTGAGGGGCTCCATCGGCTCCCGGAGGACCGGGGACTCCCTGCGGGCCGGGCGGCAGGTTCTCGGGGTCGATGTAGATGCCATCGATGAGCGGCAGCGATCCGGGCAGGTTCTCTACCGATGCGAGATCGTCCGACAGGACAATGACGACGGGTGGGTCGTAGCCGCCCTCGGGCATGACGGCAAGGTCGTGGATGGTAAGAGGGACCTCGACGGGCCGGACGGCGTCGGCGAGAATGACCTCGCACACCCATGCCCGACCCGGCTGACCGCCGATGTCGGTAGCCACTTCGGTCCCGTCGTCCACGTCAAGGGTGAGTCCAGGTGTGATGGTGAACAGGCGCGTGTCCACGTCCACATTGACGATCTCGTAGGGGCCGGTACCGGCGATCCAGACGATCTCCTCTGCCGTGACACGCTCAGGATCGAGAACGGGCAGAACGGTTGCACCAGCGAGCAGATCGGCGGTGGTCTCAGTGCCGGTCCATTCCCAGCGAACGTCGACGAGCAGGCCGTTGGTCCCCATTACTTCTTCTTGCCACCCTTCGCCTTCTTCTTCGCCTTGTCGACCTTCTTGGTCGTCGTCGAGCGGATCGTCTTGACACTTGTCGCCTTGCTCACCCACTTGTGATAACCGAGGGTCATGTTACCGCCTGTCGCGAACGGGACGGAGGAACCGACATTGAGCCTAACGTTCCCCACGCCCTCAGGCAAGGTCACAGAGTCGACGTGCTCCAGGTGGAACATCGGGATTATCTCGTAGGACTGATTCGAGTCCAGACCCGAGGCTGCCTTCAACTCAGTGGTCGCGGTCGACAGTGTGTCCGCAAGCGTCTTGAGGTCGTTGTTGACGATCACGATGGGCAACGTCCGCGGGACTTGGTTCCGGGCGAGGCTCTGTTCGGAGAGGTCGTTCTCGGGCAGGAGCGCGACGATGCTCTCGTAGGTGTAGTGGGTCTTGGACTCGTTTACCTTCGTGCTCTTCTTGTTGGTCGGAGTGCGGTGGCTGGTGACTGACGCGTAGTTCGAGAACTCGGTAAGAGAAGCCGACGCTGAGGGGAGCGCCATCAACGAGTGGACCACGACCGGGTCCTCGGCGTCCGACATCGGCTCGGCCACGGCGAAGCCCAGTCCATCGTAGTAGGCCCGCCAGTTCGCCTCTTGATCAGCGATCTTCTTGAACAACTGCCACGGGGTCAGCACGTCCTCGCCCATCCCGACGTTGTAGGCACGACTCAGGGTCTTGGAGGACGTGGGAATCCGAAAGAACTTCTCACCCGTGCAGTCCTCCAAGATCGAGCGGAGAACGTTGTCCACACGCTCGCCCTTCTTGTAGGTGCGAGGGCGAACGCCGTGGTCGGCCAGTAGAGACTTGTCCCCCAACTCGAGAGAGACCTCTGCACTTGACCGAGCGACCGTCGTGGGCACCCCCACGATGCAGGACGTGGTGAAGTCGGCGTAGCCCGGCACAGAGATCTCGTGCCAGACCTGGATCAGCCGGTTGATCCAGAGAACGCCCTTCGGGTCTCGCGTGTAGTCGGCCCCGAAGTTCAGCGCGCCCTCAGGATCGGACAGTGTGACAGACGCGGTGCGAACCGGCCCTTCGCTTCCGTCTGAGTAGTTCATCTGCCCGTCGAGCAGGTCCAGCGTGCCGACGTAGTTCTGGTTGATCGTGAGCACATCGGCCCAGATCCGGAAGTCATGGTCGGACTGGAGGCGCTCGTGGTAGGCGGTGCGGGCAGCCAGCGATCGCCCTTGATGCTGCATCAGTCTTCCAGCCGTTGCCACCAGTTGAGCGACACGAGAACGAGAGTGTCGTCGCACTTGGGGTCGGGGTGGTTGTAGAAGACGTCAGTCGGGCTGTAATCGCCGAAGATGATAGGCCAGTTGACCTTGCCGAAGATCAGCCGGTACTTCAGCGACGAGTCGCCGAGCGCCCATTCGTTGAGTATGTCCTCGTCGCCGTTGAGAACGAGACCCTCGATGCCGCCCGACCGGGTGGTCCGCATCAGCCTGCGACGCACCGGCTCGACGACGAGGTCGCCGTGGACCGGAGTGTGGATGATGGACCCCTCCTCCGTGACCTGCGCCACAACGGGAAGCGAGTTGTTCCCGAGGATCTCGATCTGCTTGCCCGTCCTCGGGTCCACGATCCACACGCTCGCGGTGGTGAGGGTCTCTGTGACACCCGTGCCGATCACCGAGGTCACGTTGTTGATCTTGGTCAGCACAGACCATGTGTGCGGCACGCGGGGGTTCGCGGTGAAGTCCTTGAGGGTGAAGTCCACGCCGGTGAAGAAGTCAGCAGCCGGAGCCCACTTCTTGGGATTGCCCTCTGCGTCGTAGATCGTGACTATCACGCCGTCGCGACGAAGTGCGATCTCATCGGGGAGGCCAAGAGCACGAGTGCCGGTGATGACGAAGACAGGGTCCACCATCTTGACCTTGAGGTTCGTGACGGCCGGACCCGTGCCGTTGTGGACGGTGTCGAATATCTTCTCCGCGTACGACCAGATAGGCGCTCCCTCTGCTGCCACACGCGGAGTGACGGAGTCGGTTGTCCGTACGGTCACCTTGCCGTGACCACCCGGCACCTTCACGCCAACCGCCGGATTCCAGTCACGAGTCACCGAGTCCACGTCCCAGACCGAACTCGAGAGGACCGCGGAGCCCTCTATGAGTTCGGCCTTCCACGAGACCTGATCGGCCACTGTCCAGGTCACGGTGGGACTGCCGTCGTCAGTCGGTGTCACTGGGTTGGTGATGACCGGAGCGACGATGGGTCGGTAGGTGTACGACACCCACGGACTCCACGGGCTCGTGCCACCCCCTCCAGACGTCATGACGCGCCAGTAGGCCCTCTGCCCCGACGTCAGGGCAGGGACACCCGCCACAGGCACGTAGCGACCTGAGGTGGCCGCGACAGAGCCGGTGTCGAAGGTAATGCCGCCGACCGTGCCGTCCGAGGAGTACTGGATCTGCTGGTGGTCCATATCCACGCCGCCCGTGTAGGACAGGATCGGCTTGGGCACCGAGACCGCCCCGCCCTGCGGGGACAGGTTGACAGGCTGGGGATTCGGCGTGTAGTAGTTCACCACCATGACCGGCTTGTTGACCGACGCCCCCGAGCCCCTGAAGTAGTGAGGCGTGGTGATGGTGGTGTCGAGCATTAGTCCGTTCCGACTCCGGGTGTTGGCCCACGCCGTGACGGAGAAAGAGAAGAGCGCACCCGCGACTGGCGCGGTGATCGAGGTCGTGGTGATGACAGCGCCGAACGCGGGTCGCTTGGCCCACGTGACCGAAGACTTCCAAGCCGCGTTGATCGGGGAGATGCGAACAGGCACCGCACCCGTCTTGGCCCGCTCCGTCCAGAACTGAACGTCCGCCGACGTGACGGTGGCCCCCACAGGAATCTGGTCGATCGGGACACGGATCAGGATCTTGTGGTTGGCGCTGGTCTTGTTCTGCACGGTCAGGGACGCCGGCGATCCGATCGGGTACGAGGCTCGGTTCTGCTTGATCATGTAGGTCGTCAGCGGGATGGTGATCTGCGGCATCTCAGGCTCCCTGCCATGCGAGGTTGTCTGAGGCGACGATGCGGTTGTCCGCGATCTCTTCGACGTACGCCAGGAAGTCGCGGGAACCAATGCGGAGCACCACGGTCCTCGGGAGGCCGCTGTCGTTCTTCATCATCTTCTTGCTGTCGGAGTTCGAGTAGACCCGAGACCCACGGGGGAGGCTTACCAGTTCCGGGCCAGTCTCGCCAACCCCGACCAGACCACCCGGCGTGATGCCGCCCTTCGCGAAGCCGGGGATGGTGAAGGAGATCTTCTTGCCCAGCACGTTGAAGCCCAAGGTCCTCGGCAGGCCGATCGCGTGGTTGATGCCAGCCTTCAGGCTTCCGGCGATGCTCCCGGCCATGCTGCCGATCGCGCTGATGCCGCTTCGAATGCCGGAGAGGATCTTACTGCCCAGCGTCCTTCCGGCTGAAAGGAACGATCCACCGAGACTGAGCAACTTCCCGGGAAGACTCTTGATGGTGCTCACGGTCGTGGAGACAACGTTGCTGGCGACGCCCCTCATGGCGCCGATCGCGCGACGGAAGGCGCTGCCCAACTTCGAGACGGCCTGACTGCCCAGCGTCCCCAAACGACCGGGCAACTTCCCGATCCAGGTGGCGACAGCCGAGACGATTCTGCCCGCCGCCGCTATCACTCTCGGGGCACCCTTGACGACAGCGTTGGCAAGTCCCCTGATCGCCCGACCACCCAGCGCGATGATCTTCCCGGGCAGACTGACGTACCACCGGAGGAAGCCGACGACCAGACGGCCCGCCGCTGCCAGCACGGTCGGTGTGTACTTGACGATGGCCCTGCCCAGACCCGCGATGGCCCGACCACCGAGGGAGATCAACTTGGGGACCAACTCCAGGAACCCCTTGCCGATGAAGACCAGGAACCGGCCGATACCCGACAGGATCGCCGGCATCGCAGACTTCATGCCAAGGCCGAGAGCCTTGAACGCCATGAGGCCGTATCTCGCGAACTTCGCAGGAGCGAAGAACGTGACGAACAGGCCGACCAGCCCCTTCAGCAGCGGCCAGACGCCGCTCGCCATCTGCTTCAGCCCGTCCCACACCTTGCCGAAGTCCAGGGTGAAGAGACCTACCAGCACGTTGATAAACCCGGCGATGATGTGGCCCGCGCCCTCGATCACAAGGCCCAGCGACTTGAAGCCGAAGATGATGGTGTCGAGGACCAAGCCGATAGCGATCTCGGCGATCTTGTCGATCATGTCGAAGATGAAGCCGAACGCCACACCAGCGGCCTTCGCAACCGGGGCGAGAGGCTTGAGCGCAGCACCGATCTCGGCGAATGACTCGCCTAGTTGAGAGAATACGCCCTTGAGCGCACCCCACACTTCGCCCAACTTGGCCTGAAGATCCTTGGACTTCGCGATGATGACGCCGATCCAGATCGCGATGCCCACCGGCCCGGCGAACTTCGAGAAGCGACCGAGGATAGACAGCACCGGCTTGAAGACTCTGGAGAGCCTCCCGACCGTGGACGCAGTCTCTCCCGTGGCCGCGCTGGTCTTCGAGAAGACGCCGATGACCTTGCTGACAGCGCCCTTCACCTTGTCGAAGATCTTGATGATCAGTTCCCACGCCCGCCTCAGGAGACCAACCTTCGTCGCCGCCTGTCCTGCTGGTGGACCCATGCTCTTGAGGATGTTGGCGATCATCCGGAACCTGATGATCTTGGCGAGAACGCTGAAGAAGCCGCCCATCTGGCCGATCAGGCTGCCGATCATGATGTTGAAGGAAACGCCGGCGATGATGACGGCGAGGAAGAAACTGCTGACCGGCTGGAGCGCGGAGGAGACCGCGACGAAGGCGTTGACCATCTGCTCCAGCGGCAACTTGTTGAGAAGTGCGAACGCGCCCCCCACCGTGTCTATGAACGACATGAAGACGCGGGGGTCAACGAGTTTCACGATGACCGGCCAAATCTGCTCGATGGTGTGGCCGACCTGCCGCATCACGTCGACCCCGACCGCCGCCCACTTCGCGATGGCGTTCTCTCCGCCGACAGTCTCCGTCCAGTCCTGGAACTTCTGGGTGACGCCCACCAGCATGTCGAGGAATGTGTTCGTGGACGGGTTCGCGATGTTGAAGACGTTCATCAGCGCCCCGCCAAGATTCACGAGGATATCCCAGAGTTTGCCCGCCGTCGTGGCCGCCTTCTTCATCGAGTCATCGACCCGCTTACCGAAGCCCTCCCCCTTCGTCCAGTCCTGGAACGACTTGGCGACGCCCTCGATACCGCCCGCGAGACGGATGGCTGCGGGCGTCAAAGCGTTGATGAGACGAAGGAACCCATCTAGGAATGGAACGGCGATCCGGGACAATGCCCCGAACACCTTCGCGTTGTTCTGGAAGAAGGAGCCGATGGTCTTGACACCCTCCTTCGAGTTGGCGTACTTGAGAACGCCCTTCGCCAGCCGGTTCAACTGATCCGCCATCGCACCGAGACCGGCCTGGATGACGCCCGTGTTACGGAGTTTGTTGATCCCATCGGACAGCCCGACGAACAACTTCGGCCAGACCGCGGCTCGCATCTCGTTGGAGAGTTTCCGCGTCGCCATGACCGCGTTCTGCATCGACTTCGGCATATCCGCAAGAAGGAGCTTCAACTTCTTGGGATCGACCTCAGACACGGCTTCGCCGAAGCCTCGCATACCCACCTTGAGGGTGAGTCCTGCGATGCCGAGGCTGGTGAACATGGGGAGCAGGGCAGCCGACTCCTGCGCCGTGGAGACGAGCGCTCCGGCCAAGTCAGTCGCGGCAGCAGCGATTCCGCTGATCGCACCGCCGACGAGTGGCGCGCCTGTGACGAACGTGCCGAGGACAGACCGCCACGCGGTGACCGCGCTCTGGCCGATCCCCCGGTAGACCTTCTTGTTCTGCTCGCCTGCCGCGACGAGATCCTTGTTCAGTTTGCTCAGTTGCCGCTTGATCGCCTTGCCGACCTGATCGAGCGACTTGTCGTCAAACTTCATGTTGACGTCGACGTGTGCCCCGCCGACACGAGGACCTAGGGCTACCATCTCACTGCACCATCGCTACGAGCGCGTCCTGGAGGAACGGGACGGCGGGAGTTCCGGGGTGCATGACGAAGTCACGGTAGACAGGAGTGCCCTCGTGACCAGTCCACTTCATCACCCTGCGGGTATTCGGCCAGCGGGGAGAGGGGCCGGTCCCCTCGTGGACGTAGACCGCGTAGGAAGTTCCGGCAGAGACCGCGTAGCCGAAGGCGTACTGGCCGAGTTCGTTGCGATTCTGATTGGCCGCGATGGTGGACTTCAGCCGTCCGGTCCGAACGGGGACGAGTTCTCGAGCCAAGGCCGCCACCTTCATCGCGTTCGCGCGACAGCCACGGTCCGGCTCAGATCCAGTGTGGAAGACCTTCACGTAGACGAGGGGAGCCGGGTCCATGACGACGACTACGCCGCCTCCGGCGTAGACACCGCCTCCGCCTGCCATGAGCC